AGGAATACCTATTTCGGCTAATCTCTGAACGAATATCTCACCCTTTGAGTAAAGAGATTGCTTATACTTCTTCAATTCAGATATAGCCTTTTTGATATCGCCTTTCCTTGTTAGTGAAATGTATATCGGCTTCATTTTAACTTCGTAAGCTGCTTGTATGCCTGATTTACCCCTGTTGACGCAAGACCACTAACTATACCGATCGCAATAGCGTTCAGTATATCGTCAGCGGGAAAGTCAGGCATTACAAACATACCAATCACACCCAGTATGCCACCGCATACGCCAACGATCACGGGAATAAGCTCATCCTTAATCGCGGGAATTGCCTTTACCGCCAAACCTATCAGATAGCATATCACTACAATAGCGACTACCTGTGTTACATCTAATATGTTCATCCTTTGCCTCCTTTCTCTATATTCTCTACACGTCTTTCAAGGTTATCCACCCTCACGGACAGCATATCGGTTTTCTTTTCGTCTGCCGTTATCCTATCCACAAGGCTTTTTAATTCATCCTGCATACTCTTTAACAAAGAAAGCGACTCGTCAAGTTTTACCTTTATCTCTGTGTTCTGCCGGGTTCTCTCTTCCACATCTTCGGTATTCGCTCTTTTCAGTGACATAATACCAAAGAATATAGCGGCAGATACCGATACAACGCTTATGAGTATTGTTAATTCAATAGTCATACGCCCTCCTTAGTTACTTTCTCCATGATAGCTCTACTAAAGGTTCTACCCTCGTCAAGAACTCCCAAGACGCGATAGTCAGCACTTAAAGGATCTACCGCACCGTCTTTATGACGCACTTCCGATTTTTTCCATATAAGCGTACCTATCTCAAAAGGGTACTCTCCCTTGTGGTAAGTCATTTTGGCTATTGCCTTTTTCTCACCGCCAAAGGCTTGTATCTCTTCTTCCGTTAACGTGGCGGTTATTGAGTTAAAAAACTCCGTGGGTTCTTCATATCCCTGTTTGGTTTCGCCTTTGGTCAACGGTACAAGTGTCCCGTCAGGCATCTCACGATAAATGATATTGCCCTCCGAGTCCCTTTCATATATTGGTAGTCGCTCTACTATATTGGAATAGTGCATGACCTGCTTGATCTTTCTTGCCGTTCTCATGCTACCCCCTTTTCGCTATGGGCAATACGCCCGAAAAGCACTTCTCACGTTCCACGTAATGAATACTTGCTCCGTCTTCACTAAACTGTGTCTGTCCCTCTGCTCCAATCTGATTGTAGTCGTACAGTGCCACGTTTCGTATTTGAATGTAGTAGTTTTCCATATCGCGGTCTATGTATGCCTCCGTATAGCTTACGGGATATCTCCGTGCCGTCTTTACTTCGCGGTATGCGTTTTCCACCTTTGAATGTAAGAGGGTAGGATTGAACCTATCTCCCTCTGTCACTTCAAGTTCTGCTGTAAGACTCTCTATAATTTGGTCAACAAGGTTCATTTCCTCACCTCCCCCTTTAAAGTCCTAACTTCTCTATCACGGCTTCACGCAGCTCCACTGTCTTCTTTCCCTCGGTATCTATTCCGTTGGCTTCTGCTACAGACTTTATCTTAAAATACTGCATAGCATTGACTTCATCACGAGATACAACAAGTTTTGTTTCATGTGAAACCTCTTCCGTGACTTCTTTCTTCTCAGACACTTCCGATGTTTCTTTCAAAGCCTTCGCTTTCTCTGAAACCTCACGGGGAGCGGTCTTAACCGCCCTCCGTGCTAAGTTTCGTCTGGTCATAAATCCCATGACGACACCTCCTTATGACAGGTTCAGCATTACCAGTTTGCTCTGATCATACAGATAAGAAGCGAACAGCTTGCTTGCCTTGATGTAGTTTACTTCTGCGATGATATCGCGGTCAGTCTCAACAAGGGTGTCACGCTTCATGTAGATTGCCAGTGCATCGGGCTTAATGATGAAAGCCTTTGCTCCTACGGAAGTCTTTTCGTAGTAAGTGCTGATCTCAGATACGTCAGGAGATACAACAGCAGTGAAACCACCGCTTGCATTAGCAACGTAGTAAGTCTTGCTGCTGTCGATAGAAGTATCGGTTGTCTTAGCATATTCATCATGCGGCTTGAGGCGATCCATAGTGATTACCTGATAGCCATAGATGCTACCGAAAGTACCGCGAACGATCTGCTGCGCACCAAGCTCAGTGTTAGGAATCCAGTTCTTTGACTTTCTGAACTCACCAAGGAGTGCCGGGGGAACAGCTACCACACCGTTACCGTCTACTTCCTCACCGAACAGGGTAAGACCATCTGCTACTTTCTCAGAGGGATCATCAGTACCAACGGTCATGTTGATCGTCAAAGAAGCGTTAGTTCTCATGTTGGTGATAAGGTCTGCCTCTACACCGGAGTTAACTGCTATGAGTATCTGCTTTGCAGCTTCGCTGGCGATATCGCCATTGTAAGCGTTCAGGATAGTCTCGTCAGTGAACTCGATTGCACGACCGATCTTGTGAATCTTTACTTTGTTCTGACTCTGCGTAAGGCGGGAAATGGGAATATCCTCACCCTCTGCTACAGGGAGTGCATTACCTACATAGGTATAACGAGGAAGTGTAACCTCGTCTCCGGGGTTTCCCTGTAATGTACGATCAATACGTGCCAAAGGGCTAAGTCTGATCGCGTCTACCAGTTTAGTTTCTACATAATCTGCGATTACCTCAGGGATAATCAGATTAGCGGTAGTTGTTGCATTTGCTGATGCTGCCATTATTTTTTCCTCCTTTATTTTTTGGTAGCTTCCACGAGGCGGTTATATTCCTCGCGGTTTTCCGAATAGAGCTTTGATCGTTCAGCAATACTCATTTTGCCGAACTGCTCTACGGTGTACGATGTTGAACCCGTAGCACCTACATTCACATTGCCGTAGCTTGCAAGGATGGTTTTCTCCATCTCTTTCTTCTTGCGTTCATCAACTTCTGCCATTACCTTGAGCTTCGTATCAAAGTCGTTGTCGGTTTCAGCAGTAGCCATACGCTCTGCTTCATCAGTAGTCCAACCCATAGCTAAATAGGTCTTTTCCAGTCTATTGATGGAGTTCTCCCTTTTGAGCTTATTAAACTCTTCCTCACGGGCAGCTTCTTTTTCGGCTTTCTCCATGTTCGCAGCCTCGACTTCGGAAAGACTTGCTTTCCACTTGTCCTTGTACTCTCTTGCTTCGGTACTTGCCTTATCGCGCTCCCTTTTGGCTTTCGCCAATTCCAGCATGAGTTTCTGCACGTCCTCTTCGGTGTGCTTTGCTTCGGGCTGTTCTACGGGAGTAGCCTGTTCTGCCTCGGGCTTAACTTCCTGATTAGTTTCTACGGTTGTTTCAGTGCTTTTGTTCTCTTCCATTTCTTTTTTCTCCTTTGCTTTGTTTTAAGTGTTTTCTCTACACTGCTGCACCTTTACATTCTTCTCCAATGGGTTTTAACGTCTTTTCCTTGACGTATATAAAAAACAGCCTTTCGGCTGTTCTTTTCTTAATCTGCGGTTGTCATGTGTTCCGCAAGGTAGTCATACATATTTTGGTAGTCCGTATCGCTGCCTGTTTCCCAAAACGTACTTGATAGCCCCACATAAGTTCGTGCTTCTTCTCTTGTTGCAAAAAGAGGTATATTCCACATGAAAAGGACTTTATGCACATATCCATACCGTCCCTGTGCTTCTTGCAACCACAAGGCGTGGTGAAAATCGCCACTTGTTTTATTAAATGCAAGACTGCCGCCAGCCTCTACTTCCCAAAATCCTACAGCCGTAGGTGGATATGACGGAGCATCGTAGGCGGGATCTCCTTTATACATACAGAAGCATACGGCTGTTTCGTCACTGTTGAAACGCGCAATACCATTTACGATATCCCCATCAATGATTGTTCCATCGGGATAATCTTTGGCTATCGCAGTTTGACCAGTCCTGTCATCCCCGGCAATCTCAACATCGAAACTACCTATCTTCACAAAACGTGTTCTTGCATATTCCAACGGATCAGGTATCGGCTTTTTCCGCGCATCACCCATAGCCTTTGCTATATCTTTCGCGGGCGCTCCACCTGACGTTTCTACCACCTGCCGTATGCAGTAACCACTAATTATGTTCAATTACATCTCCCCCTCTGATATACAGAACATCGTCCGTTCTTATATAGAGCTTTTCACCTTGTTTGCTTTCCACTACGACTATCCCTGTAGACTGCATGATCGTTTCAGGGTCTCCATCGTCCAAGTCAAGGCTTATTCTGTCTCCGTTTTTGAATACTATTTCAGTCATACGTCAACCAGCAACGACAATTTCTTACTTCCTCGGGTTCTCCGTTATACGCATCTCCCGGATAAAGGAGTATTCCCTTATCCATGATGAAGTAGTCATTTATCGGTATTCGCTTTCCCTCCATTCTTACGTGGCTTGCACGTTCTTTTCTGTCCATAATGCCGTGCCATGTCTTATGTTTCTTTCCCATAGCCAGCGCGTCCTGAAACTCCTGACTGCCGATAACCTCATTAGCTTCGTTTACAGCCTCATACGTGGCTCTTTCATCGGAAGTCCAATATTCTCCCTTGTCTATGTTCTCGCGCGTTATACGGACGAAATCAGACGCTTTTTCGGCTATATATTCAGTGAGCATCGGAGTGTTGTTGGCATACCTTAAAGCTGCCCGTTCAAACTCTGTACGGAACATATCTTCAACGTAAGTCCAGTTGACTGCTATATACTCACTCTGTATGCCTAAAAACAGAAACAACGTAAGCAGATATTCCCTGAAATCACGGCTTGCTTGCTTACGTTGCTCTTTCTGTTCTCTCGATATTACCATAGGAGCAAAATAGCTCTCTATGTACGCCTCCGCATCAAACGGAGTATTTAGCTCATCTATTTCTAATAGCATCTCATTCCTCTGCGGATTGCTTACTCATACCATCTATAAGAGGACTGTTTGTAAGCTGATGTATGGGGTCGGATGATGTAGTCTGCGCTTCTTTATCTTCCCCAAACGTCTTACGCTGGTACTGTTCGATGAGATCACGGCTATCTTCCCAAGTTTGATTCACATCGTCAAAAAAGTTCACGCTGCGCAGAGCATGAAGCCCATGAATACCATGTGACAGCATATTTGCCAGTGCCGTAGTCTTAACAGTCATCTCATACAGCTTTGTACGGGTAATGTTAGGCTTTACATCTATAGCCCTTAAACTCTTTAACGTACTATCCGGAACTCTTGCTTCGCTTGCCCTTATTACAGCCAAAGCAACCTTGACTTCTTCCATCTTTGAGGATTCCATCAACAACTGCTGTGCGCAAGCAACCTGTTCTGCTGCCGACCATCCCGTTGCGTCTGACATTGCTGTGCCTGTAGAACCACCGCTGTTGTCGTTTCTCTGCGGTGTATAGCATCTTTCCAATATCAGTGTACGTGCTGATGTATAGTTGTTCAGCAGTCCAGCATAGTCATACTGTGTCGTAAGAGGCTTTATGAACGGGGTCTTACCATCTTTGGTAGTCTCCGTTACAATAAACTCTCCTGTACGGGGAGTAACAAGTTCATCCGTCTCATTTCCATCTGCGTCCGTTTTATGAGGAAGTGACAGATCATTCATATGCCATAACTGGCTTGTTTCGCTCTCTATGTCGTTTCCGATATCTGAAAGAATGAGATTGACGCGCTCCATCTCAGGTATCTCGCGCTCAAACACACCCATACGGTCTGTTGATCGTTCCCACTCTATAATGGGTATCGCACCAATAAGATTTATGCTTGTGGCAACCACATTCAGATTAGCTATATCAAATCTATACTTATCGGAAA